TTCATCTCGGCAGCCGTTAGGTTCAATGAGTACTGACCATTACCCTCTTCGGCAATGGACCCACTCAAAGACGCCTGCGTACCACCATCGATCGTCTCATACTTGCCGATCGCACCAGCAACACCTGTTAGGGCCGCACCGGTATCTTTATTCACCATGGCGAACGTAAAACCAGTGACGGCCTGATTCTGAACGAAACTCATACAGAGGCTTTCTCAGTCTTCTTGGTTGGTTTAATTGGAGGCGGTGCGAGAATGGGCGCTAAGGCAGCAATTAGGCAGCTTATCTGAAGATCCAACTGTCCGTTTGCCTTCTTGTGATAGATGTTCAGCACGTTCTCATACAACTCCGCAATCTCGTCTGGTAACTCTCCGCCGTAAATTTCAAGTAACTCTTCCATTTCATTCCCCTCCATAAAAAGTGGTGTGGTGCCGGGAAAGGAGACCCGGCACCACACCGAGCGACACAGGTTAGTTAGCAATCTGCTCAGCTTGGATACAGGCAACCCAGTCCACATGAAGGATCGGGTCAGTCGTACCAGCGGAGTGACAGACTAAAGTTGGTGTCAATGCAACAATCGGAATCTGCGTGGTGTGAGCAGTCTTAGCAACACCGTTTACAAACGGCGTAATCTTGCTCGTACCATTCACGAGGAAACCGATCTTGAAATACTCATCATCAACCAGAGTATGAAGCCCAGTAGACGAATCTCGACTACCAGCCTTCTCGCTATGGAAATCCAAAGCGCCATCGTCATCAAGATGCTCAAAGGAGATGTGATTCGCCGTTGAGTTAGCACCTGATCCGAGGACCGTGGTATCAACTTCAGTAAGACCGACAAGCAAGTTGCCCGTATCACTGCCGCTGGTTCCAATGTCAGCGATCTTTACTCTGGCTTCAAAGTAGATCTTTGAACTAGCAGTGGCTATAAAACTCGAAGCACCTACAGCACCACCCATTTGGATCTGGACGCCTTGGTTGTCCGTCGTGCTGTTGGAGTCCAACAACAAGACGCCACCCTTAGCGGCAGTATCGTTCACGGCAGTGCCGGCGGTAGCCTGAGTCAATACCCAGCGATGGCTGGCATCGTCAAATGCCAAGAAGTCATCAATAAATCCAAAACCCTCTCCCAAGCCACCGGATAACACTTGTGTTAACGGAGCCTGGTGCCACAAGTTCGGACTCAACCCACGACCGATTGAACCGGACTTGGCTTGTGGTCTTGTATATAGATCTGCCATTACATTTTCCTAATCATAAAAAAGTTAAGCGACGTAACCGATAAAGTTTCGCCGTCGGTTGTAACAAACAAAGTTACCCCAGTTATCCATGTGGACTTCACGCACGGTATGCTGACGCGCCGCCTTTTGCGGAGCATGGCGTACCATGTGCTTGCCCTTACGGAAGAAGTAGCGAAGCGTTCGCCAGTTCACACCATAAATAGGATCACTGCTGTCATTGGTTTGCAGATACGGAACCCAGACAACAGGGTTGCCCTTGAAGACCGCACTACCCGAATACTTCGCAAGGTCAACACCAAGGTTGTCATTGCGGCCTTCCAGCAACTTTTCGAGCTTCTCAACTACGTCGTAGTTGGTATAGAAACCCCAATCGCTTTCCCCACCACGAGCCAGTTCGGCGTAGTTGCGAGGTGCTTGGAAGTTCGTAAACGCAATCGCCTTTCGCCACTTGGCGAGGCAGTCATCACGACTTACGGAAGTATAGTTAAAGGCCCAGTTCTTCCAGTTCGAATAGGTCGAACTAGATAGGCCACCGGCACCAGCGGTGAAACCACTAGGGTTCCCACCCGTGAAACCACCACCAGGGGTCGTCGTGGATTTTTGAATCCAAAACGGTACACCACTAGGCGGTCGAGGCGACACGGTGCTACTACTGGGGGCGGACCACATTTTTTCTTCCATGTGCTCAAAGAAATCGTTGTACATCGAGTGTTCGCGTACTTCGATTTCCCTGATGATGGTTTCTCGATCACTTTGCATCGAGTCTTCATCAATGTCGTAGGAAAAATTAACGGTCTGCTTTGACCACTGCTGCTTAGCAGACTGGGTCAAATCCTTGACGCCAGTTGCGTCAACAGCATAAAGTTCACTGTCCTTAGCAGTACCAGTGTTTGTCACTTGCACTTTCCAGTTCAGTTGAACGCCACCCTTTTCAGGGTCTTTACCCTTCTTCTTGAACATCTTCGAAGCAAAGATGTGGTGCTGGTTATCTAACGAGATATCCACCCACCGACGCTTCTTGAAGTTGTCAAGTGTCAGGTTGACAAAGTCATCTAATTGGTCGGGTAGCAAAGGCATAATCCGACTCCTATATTACAACCGCTCTATAGTTCCCCGTTATCCTTCATGAAGCCTTCGAAGGCATCTTTCAAGACTGGGTTATCCACAGGATCATCAGTCGGCACACTGGTCCTCTTCGAGCTTGACCCAGAGCCCAGGCGGCGCTTGGCTTGCTTACGAAGTCGATCATTGAGTGACTTGCGGTTTTGGTTATCTACTTCAGTTGAAAACGCAGTTCGGTACGCTTGTTTGACGAGATCTCCCATCGGGGGCATTTGCTTCCCCTGCTGTTGATATCCCGTCGCCAAGACTAGAACTTGGTCGTAGAGTTGCTCACAATTCTGAGCTTCTGCACTCCCTTGCTGTAAGTCCTGGTAGGAACCTTCTCCAAACAGATCCGCATTGCCAAGTTCCCCGATAGATTCATTGAAGCTATCAAGTTCAGACTTATATTGAGCAGACTGCTCTTGTTGTCGCTGTCCACCAATAAACTCCTGCTGGTCTAAGACTGCCTTAGCCAGAACTGCCATCTGGCTGTCGTAATGCTGTTGCATTTCGGCAGCCAGTTCGTTGATCTTGTCCTTAAGACCCGGATCGTAATCCTCGTCCAGACCAACTTCGAATCGCTTGGCAGCAGCCTGCTCTTCCTGCGCACCCGTAGGAGCTTGTTGAACTTGCTGCTGTTGTTGAAGCTGCTGTGCTTGCTGAGCCTGCTGGTAATACCTACCAGTAGCCTCAACGTGACGACGCAAAGCATCTTCAGAGGCATAGTCACTAGGGTTTATCCCGTAGTAATTAGCCCACTGCACGAGATTATCGTCACCCGGAGTATCGTCGGGTTCTGCCTCTTGTGCAGGTTGAGGTTCGTCAACCTCGCTGGAGTCACCGGAAGTTTCATCGGTATCCCCAGTTGTTTCCTCTGGTTCATTCTCCTGATTAATCTCTTCAATAACATCGAGGTCTTTTTCCGTAAGTTCAACCTCTTGGTCTTCATTAGTTATATCAGTACTCATCTTTTCCCCCTAATAGTTTTTAGGTGCAGAATCACCATATCCAGCACTCCTGTCACATAATCCACGATACCTAAGATACTCAGCGCGCTGCTTGCGACTTGTAAAACAAGCCGTACCATCTGAATCGAAACTAACCCCCGTAAAGCCAGCACCATGAGCATCTTCGTTAAACTGCTTGACCTGTTGGGGAGGGATGCCAGCGGCATCGCTCTTGAGTCCTGTCGACCAACCCTTGGCACCAAAGAATCTCCCGCCAGCAGCTTTCGGCTGCTGGCCCTGAGGGTGATCATGCCAACGGAGCTTTCCGTCAGAATCCCTGTATAAATACTCTTTTAATGCCATCTAAGCCTGCTGCCTCCCGAATTGAGCCATTTGGTCTGGATTAGGTTGACCACCCTGGAGAATCTGCTGCATAACATTGCTGCGGCTCTCAGCAGTTCCACCAGTCGGGACATTCTTCCTAACAGTCTCTCGCACAGTATGGTTAGCTTTCTCGGGCATCTCGGGCACCGGACCAGGCCTGTCCCCCTTAGGCTCTTCGAACTTAATAATGCTCTTGAGCCTGGGCAGATCCATGAGTTCCGAATACATCTCAACCAGTTCCTGGATGTCTATCCTGCCACCCGACTGCTGAAGCTGTTGCTGCATCGGCATTGCAATCTGGGTCACAAACGAAGTCAGCCCATTAATCCTCTCGGATGGAGACTTGTACTGCATCGAGTAGGGTTCAACATGGAAGTTGTAGTCAAGGAAATCACCCTCCCGCTCGTCGCCAGTCCAGGTCTGCTGGAAGGTTTTTCCCTCGAGATCAAACTCCAAGGGAGTCTCCTTGACCTGATCGATCCAAAGGAGCCAACCGAGATCCCGGCATAGCTCGGAAGCGAACTTTACCACTCGATACTGCATGTTTGCTTCACGCTTGCTCACTGCCCCGTGGATCAACTTATCTTGCCCAAGGGTCTCGGCTTGGGGGCCGAGACCCGCCATTGCCTGCAAGTTGCCAGCCATTCGATCGTAGATGTCAGTCATTCGTAGACCAAAGGCTTGGTTCCCCTGGTCAACGCCACCCATCTTCATGACGTTAACAGCATCAGGGTTATCTACCCGAGTCCACTCACCGTCAGAAGCCTGCTCGATTCGCTTGGCATCGTCATGATGACCAGCCTGATAGAAGGGAATATCCTTCTGCCGCTGCGCCTGCCGGCGCTGCTTACGCATCAAACCATTGACAATATCAGAGAGCGGTTTCAGGTTCATTGCTGGCGAGATGCCCATGATATGATCAGGCACATCACCGAAGGAAAGAATGTGAAACGGACCGGTTTCAGGACCGTCCCATGCCACGACTCGCAACGGTTTCTCCGCAGCATGAACCGGCCAAGTTACAATGAGTTTCTCTTCTGGCAACCAGACATCCATCAGATCAATCATCGGCTCGTATTCGTCGGGATCGCCTTCCGAGTTGAGCATATTTTTAACGCCGGAGTTTATGTCTTCACCATCCCAGTCAGAGAACTTACTGGTTGGCTGCATGCTCTCCTTGATCTTCTTGTCAAAGGCAATGTCTTCCTGCATCTTCTCGAAGCTCATGCGGTACTTGTTCAGTGAGAACTTTGCCTTACGCCAGGCCGTAGCCTGGGTATCGTAGACGAAGTCATCCAAGCTGATGTTCTCGGCAAATGGCTTGCCCGGATCGACCCACTCATCCTCTCCCTCGAGTTCGATCAGACCGGCATCGGCGTTGTAGACCTTGACAATGCCGATCGAGAAGAACGCATCCATCACCGCTTGTCTCATGATCTCTTCGAGATGAATCTCTTTGATCAGGTTGTTCATCGCCAACTGGAAGTGATGGGAGAACCAGTTAAGCTGGGGGTGCTTACTGGTCACGAGAATGCGAGGTCGATTGGCCGCCAGAGACTGGGTATATGTCTCGGCAGTCTGGAACATCAAGTTCATGATTACTTCGCGGCTCGGACCACCATCGCCGTAATGGGAACCCACATAATCCTTCACAAGTCTCTCCCGCTTGCGGCGAAACGGTCGCAGAGATCTGGTCGAAAGTTCGATCGCCTTCATTAGGCGAGAGCGATGCTTTGTGTCATTTGGATTCATTATTCCCACCCATCACTAGTTAATTTTGCCAACTTCTCTTCCTGATCTTTGAACCGCCATGCCATCGAACCAACAGGAATATCTTGGCGATATTCCTGTTTAGGAGCCGAGGGGCGATCCTTGACTGCGTGCCAGGCAAGGGCTGCTGAGATGACGCGATCCCCGTGAGCCTGACCCTTGCTAGAGTCATCAATGGTCCTGACGCTACGGCTGTGAACCACGCGACCGTCCTTGTAGACGTACTGCCGGCACTCCTCAAGAAGGTCAGTACTTCGAATCAAGAATTCATCGGTCTTAACCGCCTTAGCGAGTGTCGAGAGTACCCCGAGCTTATTGCGCTCGGTACTCCACCAACCTGGGTTCTTAGTCTTCTTCTTGAAGCTTTTGTGCTCCACTTCCCGGTAGTAGATATTCGGGTACTGCTGGTCAAGGACCCGCTTAGTAAAGGCCCCACCAGGAGAACCATTGTGTTCCCAAATCAGGTATGCCTTG